GGAGATAGAGTTGAGTGCCGACAGGCAGCGCCCTGTCGATTGTCGACGTGTCATTGCCTTGGCGGGTAGATAAAACTTCGGCCACCGGCTCGCTGTCCATTGCGGCCAGCGCCATGCTGGCCAGCTCTTTGCTTTCGCCATGCTTCAGGAATCCATCTTCGGCGATTTCCAGGAGGCGTTCTCTGGTTAATTTACTAGTCATTGGTTAAGCCCTCACCCAGCCCTTAGATGTACTGCGGATTTTTCCCGCTTTACGTAGCGCCTGAAGCCGGCGATCGAGAATGCGGAAAGGTTCTCGCTTATTCTCATCCTTTGCAATACGGACGCATTCTTCTGCTACATCCCTGACGTACAGACTGGAAAATGGCGTAGGGTGCGCATCAATTTTGCTCATTATTTTTGAGTCGAGTAATTCATATTTGGTCATTGGTTGGCTCCTGGCTTATTGATGCGCGATGTTATATTCCGACCGCAGTCGCAGCAGTAGAACGCTTTTCCGCCGCGAATGCCGCTGGTGTGCTGCCCCTCAAGGAATGAACCATCCCAAGCATAAAACTGTTTGTAATCCACAACCTCTTTCGTGTGGAATCCATTCTCACCGCCGCAGTGCGGGCATGATTTCGGGTTTTCTATAGCCATCACTCAGCCTCCACCTTGATGCCAGCGGCGGCAGCTGTACGCGCATAAACGATCACGCCGTCCTCGGGTCGCTTGCGCCGCAAAAAGATACCAGGGCGCGGCCACAGAGCAATAAAGCGGCATTCGCTGTTTTCAAGACGATGAAATGCTTTCTCGCTCATCACACCTACCGGGCGAAGATGCTCCTGTTCGCGCTCCAGCTCGGCGATGCGTTGCTCAGCTTCGCGTTTCGCTTTCACCTCTTTCTGGATAATCCGGCTTAATTCATTGATGCTGGCGTTTCGTTCTTCGGTCATCTCATCGATGTGCGCTTTGAGCTTATCTGCGCGGAACCGCTCGTTATCAAAGCTGGTGCGCCAGTTTTCCCGCTCCTGCTGCGCCGCCTCCAGTTCACCGCGACGAATAGACAGAGACTCGTCCTGATTCAGGAGAATTTGCTCCTGGCGCGCAATGTGCTGCTGCGCCTTCTCCAACGCCTCTATGAGCTGATCCGTGTAATGCTCAACTTCAACAGCCATTTGCCGCAATTCATCGTTAGGTGCGTAGGCAATGAGCCTAGATAAACGGTGAATATTTGCGTTTCTTTGTAAGCTAGTCAGCTCGGTGATATTAGCCATTCCATGCCTCCAGTTCGTTCTCGATTTCTTCGTCGATGTCATCGGCAGTGGCGAATTCACTAAGATGGTCATAGGCTTTTCGTTTGTACTCGTTGCGGTGCTCGCCATACCATTCAGCAAATCCTGGCGACCAACCATAGATCGCTCCAGTTTTGTCAAATCGAGCCGCATCTTCAGCCATCCGCTCAGCCATACAGTCAGCGGTAGTGAGCGCAGCTTCACGGATGTACCGGCGCAGGTCGCGCTTGCGCCAGTACGGGCTATGTTTCGAATCGCAGCGGCCTTTGAATTCAACTTTCCACCGTCGGATACAACGCGCGTTTAGTGATTTGCTCACTTGGGCACTCCTATATTTTTCCGGGAATCATAATTGGCCATGTCAAAGTCGATAGTTGCACGCAGGTCACGGAATAATCCCTGACGACCATGGCGGATGATCTCCCCGGTTCTCTGCGCAACCTGCATATCCAGTCGAGCCGTTTTTATGGAAAGCCCAGTCATTTCAGCTACCTGTTCGGTAGTGATGCGCCCATGTTCTTTGACAAAATCAATAATCCTCCGAACATCCCGCACCTTCTGCAGTTGGGTTCTTTTAGTCATAATCAGCACCTCGCCGCGTTGCGCAGGCAGCGGTTGCGCATTCTGGCAAGCAACCAGAGCTCGTTTGCTGTTGTCGTCATTCCAAGCATCGATGTGTAAACAGTCGCAGCCCGGCGCCACAGCTTTTTGTCTTCCAGCGTCTTCGCTAGGGACAGTGCGTCTTGGACTCTTTTCACATCCTCTTCAGATAATGGTGTTGCAGCCTGCGGCAGGGCAATATCGGGAACCTCAACGCCTGCAACCACTCGATAGACATACTGGCAGCCGTTATGGGTACGATGGAGTTTTCCCGCGGCATGGAGCTGCCGCAGCAAGTTGCCTGCTGTACTGGCTTGCAAGTCCAGCGCATCGCAGACATCCTGCAGGACGCATTCTGGCGTCCTGCTAACGATGGCAAGCACCATCTGTGCTTTAGTTACTTTGGCTTTTAGTTGTTTGGTCATGGTCAAAACTCGTTTACTTGGTTAAACCTGCCGCCTTACGGCGTTTGTACTCTTCCATCAGAATCTGTGCTGGCGTCGGTCCTGCTGGATGTCTCGGTGCTGCCAACTGCTGACGAATTGGCGGAATCGAAAACCCGTTAGCCAGGTGTTTGGTCCATTTCGTGAGTAAGTTTTCTGCCAGTTTTTTCAGCTCCCCCTCCGTCAGGTTCCTCTCAACTCCGGTTCTGCGCATCTCAATGCAAATGTGATACAGAACATCCTGTTTCCATGGGTATTTGTCGCTGCCCGAGTATCGGTAAGACTCATTCCTCCAGCGCTTGTATTCCGCCATTACAGATTCGGATGTCAGATTGAACGGGTTAGCACCGCTGGCAGATACCAGAGCAACGAATTCAGCCAGATCCGGTGGCCATGTGTTACCCGCGGCGCAGCGCTCCATGCACTGACTGCAGACCAGAGTAATCTGGGCTTCACTCATCGATCCAATCTGGGCAATCCACATATCCGAGGGCGCCGCCCCGTTCTTCTGGGTCCACCGGTTCGAAAATATTTCCCCCATGACTGTCCATAGCCGCCATGCCGTATCCGCCGCCAGCAAGTCCGTTTTGCTTTTCCCAGCGTTCTCTGGCTGCCTGAATTTCCTGAACTGCCCGGGATGCGGTGTTAACTGGTTGAATTCCTGCATGGTCTTTACCTCCGGTTGCTGGTTGTGGTTTAGATTTGGCTCTGGCACTTATCACGCTGCGGGCAAATTTCTGCTCCCATTGAATCTGAGTGAACACTTTCCCCTCGGATTTCCAGTACGCGATGAACTCTGCCAGCTCTGTCGGCAGGTATGCCGGTTCGGGAAGCGCTATACCCCAGGTAGCAGCCAGCCGCGGCCAGTCCTGTGACGGCAGCCAAAGGTCGTGCATGGTGAATTTCCCGATCGGAATATCCACTCCTGGCAGATACTGAGGTTGCTGGGGAAAATTTCTCTCCTGCGCATAGAGAGTGGGGTTTGATCCTTTTCCCTTCCCTTCCCTTCCTTTTCCGTCAGTGAGTCCTCCATGAGGATTCACTGAGTCCTCACTGAGCCCTCCTTGATTAGGAGCTCTCTTTTCTTCCTTTCCTGCCTTAGACTCAGTGAATTCTGGCGGAAGAGGTATTTTTGAGGCCGAAGGCCTGTTTATTTTTTGATGCTTAAGGAAACCTTTAATCTGCAAATAGCAGACATCATTCACTGAATACTCAGTGAGTAATCCATGAGTAATCAGTTCCTGTATTAGTGGTTCGCAATCGAGCACGTCCGCAGGGAAGATTTGCATCTTCAACCGTTTTGGCGAACGCTCAAGGCATCCCATATCGTTGGCGAAGTTGAACAACCCGATAAACAGGAGACGCGCTGGAATTGAACATTCCACCACCTTCTCATCTGTCCAGAATTCAGGTTTAACTGTTCTGATGCGGGCCATCTGAAACCTCTTATTAACCAGCTGGTGCTGGTGGTCATTGTCAAAACTCGATTAGAAAAACTGCGGCGCTACGGCGCTGATGCTCGCCAGTAGTGGTCCCGCCGCATCTGCAGGGAGCATGTTAAAAAGTGCAATTGCAGCTTCCCGTATTTCACGCTCTAGTTTCTGCAGAGGTGCGCCAAGTAACTTGGCCTGGTGCGCTTCGCTGCATTCTTTGATCGCATTGGCCACCAGCTCAGTTTCAGTTAAGCCATGTTTTAGGCCATGTTTGCGCGCGATCTCTATCGGCATTGCATCAGCGATCGCCGCCGAAAGCTGGATGACATAACTGGTGTACTTCTCTGAACCGCCCTCGTTTTTCAGGTAGCGATACAGATTTTGTTTATTGACGCTGATACCGCGCCCGTTTTGTTTCTCCCACTGTTCGGCCACCAGCTGCGCGACGTGGTCTTGCGCACGCCCAGGTAATGAGGACTCCCATTCTTGAACGGCGGCCAAAATGGCTCGGCATTTCTTGCCGTCACGCCGACGGGGCAAATACTGATTTTCCGTTTTCAGTTGCATACTCATCACCGGAGTATGATTTTCAAAAGAGGTGGTTTGCATGGTCACTCCTTAGGTATTCCATCCGTTGGATTCGGATATAGATCAGGACGTAATTCATGAGGCGTAACGCCCGTTGCATTAAAAACCTGTAAAACTCGCGATGAAGGCACAATACCTTTTGTTTTCCACTGACTTACTGCCATGCCGCTTACTCCAAGCGTTGATGCTAATTTATTGGCTGAGCCAGCTACTCGAATTGCGTTATCAAGGGCTGTCATATCTATCTCCTCGTTAAGTTAGGCATAATAAAGCATAGGTTTATATTCAATGCAAATTTTTAATTTATTGTGACTATAAACTAAACCTTTACAATGGGCTTATGAAAAACACTGAAGAACTCAACAACCAACTGATTGCTCGTTTGGAAGAAATTACTCAAAGAGGGATCAGCAAGGCGGATATGGCTCGCATTGCTGGAGTTACACCTCAAGCGGTGAATGGGTGGTTTAAGAAAGGAGTAATCAGTAAAAAGTCCGCAATTGCCCTCGCGGAAGCTGCCAATGTGTCTGTAACTTGGTTGCTTGGAGAGAAAGTATCTGAAGATTCAGGCCTCAAGCCAAATGAGAGCAAAATGTTACGTCTGTTTAGGCAGTTACCTGAGGCTGAACAAGAGAGAATGATCGATACGTTTGAAGTCCGCCTAAAAGAAATCGATGATTATGTTGAGAAATATCTCCGTGGTCGATTTAAGGCTAGCGACACTAACTAACATCTCTGATCTCACCCCATGAAACCGGCAAATGCCGGTTTTTTTTTGCCTGCCGCGCAGCCTCAATCACTCCAACAGCTCCCCTGTCTCGATTAAAGCAAAAGTTTGCATCTGTATAAATCCAATGTTGACATCAAACATAAACCAATGCTTTAATCATTCCATCGCAGCAAGTCATCGAGGCAGGAAGCCCACGTAGTAGCTGCCGGCGGCATACGAAACACCGGATGAGATGACGACCAGAAGAATTCGCAGCAGGTTTAAACGTTCCGCCGGCCGGCGTTACAGGCATGAGATAGGGCATCACTATGAGAATAGATATATCCAAGATAGGGAAAATTTACTTTTTACTCGTCTCCCCAATCAAACTCTCTGT